TTGCAGCAACTGCTCTGAAGGAACTCCCAACTTCTTGTTTGCATGAATGTAACTCTTTGCGAGTGCATCCCAAGATTTGAAGTTCTTCAAAACTGGTTCATGCCTGATGTCTTCAGGCAAGCTCTCTGTGTTTAGTGCAAGTGGATCTGTAGATGCAGATCCTCCTGTTCCTCCAAGGATTGACCCTCCTCCTTGCATTTCTGCAGAGGGGGGTGCCTCAGTCTGGGTTGTACTCGTCTCTTCCATCTGTGGATTCTCGTGCAAGACGTTCCAAATCCTTTGTGTCTAATCCAAGGTAGTTCATAATATCAACTACTACACTTCTCCTTCCATCTCGAAAGGCACTTATCTGGGGGTTCTCTACTGTGATTACATCAAAAACATGGTTTCTTCTTGCGAGATCCTCTAGAAACCTCTGTCCATCATCACTTTTGAAAAGTCTGTCATACAGTGCTTTGCGGTCCCGCTCCTTCTTTCTGATCATACAGGTAACTGACTCTTTGCAACTGCAAGTCCTGCTTGTGCGTCATTCCTTCTTGATTGACTCACGAGGTTATCTGCCTCTGCAACCTGAAGGTTACTCTGAAGAAGCATCTGCTCCTCTTGTGCCTGCCTTTGTGCAAGCATCAACTCCTGCATCTCCTCTTCTGTTCTCAAAACACTTGGAGGAACCTTAAGGATCTCTGCGCCTAACTCTGCAATTCGTCCTGTGTTGAACCTCTGAACTACAGAGGGGTCAATCTGTGCAATTGGAAGAAGAAACTGGATTAGTTGTGCGACACTGTTTAACTCTCCTGTTCTCATTGAGATGCTCACAGGGTTTGCATACTCTACTCTGAAATCTGCATTCATTAATGCAGGAGGTGCAGGAGGAAGCATTCCATTGCTTTCCATGACTCCTAGGGTTCTCATAACCATTGGTGCCAAAAACTCCACCTCCTGCCGTGAGACGATTGGACCCAAAACACTCAGTCGGTCTCTTTGACGTGCGTTGATCTCTGTTGCACTAAACCTCATGACATCTCCATCTGCGGCGGTTGGTCCTGGAAGTTCAAGGAGATCCAAAAAGAAAGTCTTGTTGATGGATTCTCGGACTTGTGAAATCTTTGCGTCATTCAAATCAAGACGACCTCCTGTCTGAAGGGGGATGATCCTGTCATCTCTTCCAAGTCCTGCACGATAATAATTCAATCCTCCTGGTTGTGTTCTAACAGGGTTTAGAAATCCATCATCTGGAACCAAAAGTGGGGGGTCCACCATCTTTTGAAGTGCCTTTAGTCCAACCTTCTCCATCAGGTTTATCATCTTTACATCTGGAAGTGCAGAGGTTCCTGGGCCTCGTCCATACAATTCTTCAGAGTTTCTTGACCACCTGCTGACAATGTATGGAAATTCCTCAAATCCTGATTCTCTCAAAACATGCTTCTGGTCCATCAGGATGTAAACTGACATCCACGGCATGTTTAGGTTCCCAACTGCGTTTACATCGTGGTTTCTCCTCTTCTTCACACAATGTAGACATTCAAACTTCTTGTTTTCATCCTTACTGTTGTATGAACGTAAAACACTCTCTGGAACTCCTTCTTCTCCATATTCTTGAACTAATTGACGTGCACTGTGTTCGTAAACCCTCAAAACTCCATCTACTCTTGAGAGATTATCCTGCATCAAAAAACATTGTCCTAAGAAGTAACTCCTGTATCTTGGACCCATGCCTGGTTCATCTACAACATATAAAATTCCTGTGCCAAATCCTACTAGATCCAAGTAGAACTCGTGAAGTGCAGGGTGAAAGTTGGAATCTGGAGATGCAAAGACATCATAAAGCCTGCGCTCTGCTTCTTCAATCCACAATTGAACATCCCTGTCTTCTTGTAGTGCCCTTTGAACCTTCAAGTGAAACCAAGGAACTGCAGAACTGGTCAGAGTGTTGTGAAGTCCTGCGGCACTTCTCTCTAATGCACGAACTGCGGTGCCTTCATAAATCTTTTCTCTACGTTGTTCTCCTGAAGATTGCTTTACTGTGAAATCTGCACGCTGTGGAATCATGTACTCTGCGATTTCTTGCCACATCCTCTCCCAGTTTGACCTTGTTTGCTTCATATCCTCGTATTCTTCAAGGATTTCTACAACAAGATCATTTGGATAAACATTATCAATCACGAGATTTTCTCTTCAAACGCTTGCGGTACTTCATGGATCTCTCCTCTTCATCCCACTTCTCTGCAATCTCTGGTTCATTGACATGCATCCACTTCCTTTGCTTCTCACTGACGTATGGCATATTATCCTCCCAAGGAATATCCTGTGCCAACAGTCTCTGCACGTCCTCCTCTTGTTGCACGTCTTCCAAAGCGGTCCCGCAACCTCCTTCGGATCTTTCTTAGTGCAACCTCATCTGCAATTGTTTGCTCTGGTTCCTCTTCTGAAGTGGTTGCTGGAGTGGTTGCTGAAGTGGTTGCTGTCTGATCTCTAGACTCTGTGTCTCCACTTACTCCAAGAAACTCTCCTAAATCCTCTCCTAAATCCTCTCCAATATCCTCAAACATCTTCTGCTTCTTCTTGATACCCTCTCCTATTCCTGTCTTGTCAAATGCAGTTGAAAGCATTTGTGAACCTTCCTCCAAACCAAGAGTCTCAATTGCACTTGTCTGTGCCTTCCGAATCTCCTTTTGTACTGCACCCATTTTGTTCTCCTGTTAAAATAATTCTGTGTGTGTGTTCATGTCTCTTTCAAAAAGATGCCAGTTTTCATTGCCGTCTTCTCCTCTGATTCTGTCAAGACGCTTATCCAACAAGGGGTGGAATGGAGAGGTTTCCTCGCATAATATCAAATACTTTGTGATTCTGTTCTCTAACATTAAACTCTCCAAAATTGACCACATTCCCAAGGAGTCCCTCTTGGTGCATAAATCCTTGTCCATCTGTAATAGAACTGTTGGAGATCCAAGACAGAATGATCCAATGATTCTTCCCTCCTTTCTTAAAACGTGGGTTGGAAAGACTGGAGTGCTTCCTTCTGTTCTTGTTCTTCTGAATTGTTCTAACAATTCCTTGTGCTGTTCCTTTGTCTCTAGTGGTTCTGCGCGTAAATGATCTAGACTCATGCAACATCCAACATCTCAAAGGGGTCATAATCTGAAAACCCCTGTGCGCGCTCTGGACGTGCCTGAAAAATCCCTGTTCTTCCAAACCGTCCAATTGACATCACTCCATACCTGGTTGCACTCATCAAATCATCTCTTGTTCTTACTACCTTTCCATCTTTTCGGTGGTACATCCTGTATTCCTCAAACCAGTCTCCTAAGTGTGAGAATACCTTCAAAAGTCCTGTCTGAAACCTTGTGAGCATCTCCTGCAACCCTGGTTCTACACTAATTGATCCATCTGGGTTTGTGAAATGTGAACCTGACATCTCTACTCCTGCACGTCTGTATTGCTGGCTTAGGCCAACTCCACTTGCCTTGTCGTGCTGTGCGCCGTCATGTGGCCACACACATGGAATCCAGTCTCCTCTTTGCTTGATTGCATGTGCGTGTACAAGAATGGTTGCGTGGGCTTGCCTGTAACAATCATAAATGTAGATTGTGTCTCCATCCCTGTCGTGTGCAAACCAAACAACTGCAGTTGGATGGTTCCATCCAAAATCAATTGCACACATCTTTGCCCAATGTTCTGGGATTGCAAAAGAATCACACTTGATGTCCTCCTCTGGAATTGGAAATACAACTCCTGAACCTAAAACTGGCAACCCCTGGCTTCTCATCTTCCTCTCATGCTCTGGAAGTGCAGAGTAAATCTCCTCCTTGAGATCTTCTGTTAAATGCTTTGCGTCATCCCATGTTGCCCGGTATAGTGCTTGTCCTGGTTTGATGGAGTTGAGGAATTGTGCCGTGATTTCATCCATTCCCTTCTCTGGAGTGTATGTCAGATATACTAGTCCTGCAGTGTTCAGGGTTGCTCTCAGGGCTTGAGAATAAACTGCTTGTCCACACAACTCATCAAACCAGACGACATCCACGCTTTTGCCCATGAATGCCTCTGGACCTGAATCGTAACTCTTGAAGAAGAGTTTGGAGTTCATTCCACTCTTGTGACGGATGATAACACTGCTTACTGCGTTTGGAACTCCAGGGTTTCTGTCTGTGTCTATAATCAAATCCTCTGGAATTGCTGCTTTTCCAAACTGGGTCTTGTCTCCGGGTTCTCCCAACAACTCTGCTTGTAAAATATCCCTTGTGTTGTAGTGGGACTGTCCTGCTGCCCATCCTAAGATTGGACCTTCAAATCTGTGGCCCTCCCACCACTCTGGGTACCATCCTGTTAAATGGAAACTCATCTCCATTGCACCACAAAATGTCTTTCCAACCTTGTTTGCGGCCATTAAACATCGCTGACGTGCCCGTCCTCCTGTCTCTGATCTTGCACAGTGAAACTCCCTCTGGTATGGATAGGGGTCATATGAAAGCATCTGGTATTTTCCTCGGGATGCGTCATACTCATCCTTTAATTCCAGCAACTCCTCCAAATCCAAGTCTGAAGAAGTTCCTGTCCCTGTCCCTGAAGGGAAACTGTCCATGTTACTTATACTGAAACATCATCAAACATTGCACATACAATGCAATTAACTGTGCTTGTTGATGAGATTGCATGAATACTCCCCGCTAATGTAAGTGTAAGTCGGGCAAACCAAGTCTCACCAGCGTGAATATAGATATTACCGGCTGCAGCTGCTGCAGTCCCTGCAGCAATATTGACATAAACATGGTTTGAAGCGTCTGTGTTTTGTATGAATAAAAATGCAACTGTGTCTGTAACTGCAACTGTTTGAGGTGCAGTAGAATCAGCAAGTGCTGTGTAATTTGTATAATACCCTCCGATTAAATCGTTTGAGGAATTAGTCACACTTGTTAACTTGTAATACCATTTGTGGTTTGCATCTGCAGGAGAAACAGTCATGGTTCCTTCGATTGTCTTTGCAATCTCGTCTGGTAACATCGTTGCGATGATTGAAATTGTTGCTGCGTCTGCCATTTTATTTTCCCTGAAATTTGGTTCGTGATTGTTCGTGCCCCTAGTTTAACTCGCTGGAGGCAGGAGTGGAAACAGTTGGGGAAAGGGCATCCCCTGCTGTCTGAGATGCGGCCACTCCTGCCGTAGTTCCGTTTATTACCTTTGCTCGTCCCATGATCATGTCTGCGACATCCCTTCCAAATCGCTCCCTCATCTCCTCCTCGATCTCCACAGGAGTTCGGGATCTTGTGTCTTCAATTTCTAACTTTGACAACTCTGTTGCCTTGAATCCTGCACGGTCCAGCAAATCCTTGGTTGCAACATATCTCACTTGCTCGGATTCTGCGCCAAATGCAAGACTTACCAAGTTGTCTAATGATTTCAGAGAGACTGTTCCTAACCTTGAGCGGACCTCCTTCTCAATCTGACGTGCAAGTTGCTTGCGCTTAATTCCGATGCTTGACTGTCCTAAATCAAACTTTGTCGCTAATTCCTTTGAAGACATTCCTTCTGCTGCGTCCCTAGAGAATTCCTCGTCCCGCTTCTGCTTTGTCCTGTGGGTGGGGTGGGGTAACTTCTTTTTCTTCCTCAAATTTAATCCCCGTGTTTGAGAGGTGATAGACCTCATATATCAAGAGGGCCGTTTTGTTGCCCAGGGGGGGTCTTTTGTC